TTGAATCGTTCTATGATATATTCACAAGAGAAACTCCAAGAAACTTTCTACAAAATAGATCCGATGCTGGCATGTATTTGGCTATTATAAATCCTACGTTGAAACTTGCGTTGGATTCTTCAACATTGACCGATTCTGAATTATTATTTAGTTTAATGCAAGATCTTTCATCTTGGGTTCGTATTAATCTGGGTTATGGTTTTGTTAATCTGGGTTTCATTATGTTTGGTCTTGATTCTTTCTTTGAAGACTTGAAACCTGTTATGAATTTCTTTAAACCTTATAGAGCTAGATTGTTATTACTTGAATTGTTAAAGATTAATAATCCTCTATTTAATACCATTATTGTTGAAGATATGGTAGAAACTGTTAAAGTCGAATTTCCTATTTATGATTTTATAACAGGTAATGGAAATCCATGTTGCACATTAGAGAATATTGATACAACTGATTGTTGTCTGGTTTGTTTAGATGATGCAACGTCTAATTTATATTATCAAAGAGAAACATATGATTGTGGTTCATACCATGATATTGGAGCTGTAACTGATATACTTCAAAATGATTTCTTCCCAACGATTTATGAGATACGTCATATATCTCTTATTTGTATTCCACCTGATTTGGATTCAACAGCGATTGTTTTGAATGAAGTTTTACAGGGAGAAATGGTACAGGATGGTACGTCTACGATAATTGTTGACAGTACAGCAGAAAATTCTGTTTTTACTTATGATAGTACTGACAGTCCGTATTATGGATTAACTTACCAAATACTTTATGAAGAACTGACTACTGGCGGATTTGCAGCTTTTGATGATGAGGGGAGTTTCGATTGCCCAACTGGTTGCGATAATGTGAGAATAATTGTTACTGAGTCAACATCTCTATAAAGTTTCTATCCATACTTATACAGTTACTGTCCTGCAAAACGGTTAATAACCAAGGGGTTAGACAAGCACATTGCTAATTTTTTTAGAACAAAAAAATAAAAGGACTACAAAATTAGCAAAGGAGTGTCTATGCCAATCTACAAGAATGAGATCGAAAAATTAGCCGGAACCACGCTTCTAACAAATTCTGAAATCGCAAGTCTAGTTGGATGTTCTATAAGAACTGTCAACAAGTATGCAGGTGCATATGTCAAAAGAACCCATATAAAAGGTTCTCCAGAAATAGATAATTTCGAGATTCAGAAAACTGTATTAATGCCAGATATCCATTATCCACATATAGATCAAAAAGTTATGGATTCTCTTGGTCAATTTATTATGGACTATGAACCCCATGAACTAGTGTACATGGGAGATCAAATGTCATTGGATTGCATCTCAGGATGGAATCGAAAAAAACCTTTATTGAAAGAAGGACAAAGATTAATAAAAGATTATAATGATTTCGATAAAGATGTATTACAATTTCACGAAAATATTACCCCACCCGAAACCCGCAGAACATTCATGATAGGAAATCACGAGCAAAGAGTTAAATGGTATATTGAGGAACATCCGGAATTGTCAGGTATTATGGACGTGGATGCTAATCTTCATTTACAAGATAGAGGTTATACTCTTGTACCATTCAACGGGATTTATAAGGTTGGGAAGTTGAGTGTTATTCATGGTTATTATTGGAATGTATATCATGCCAAGAAAACACTTGAAGCGTTTGAAGGTAATGTCGTTTATTCTCATGTTCACAATCCACAGATGTATGCCAAAGTCTCTCCAGTAGATCGTAAGGGTTATCATATGGCAACATCACTACCGTGTCTGTGTAATATCAAACCTGACTATAAAAAGAATTTACCCAATTTTTGGATTAACGGTTTTGGGGTTGTTGAGCATCTACCTGCAACAGGCTATTTCAATCTTTATACAATCATTATTATTGACGGGTGTTTTATGTGGAATGGTCGATATTACGGCAAAGATTTATAAGCCAAAAAAAAGTGGGGGGACCACCATTACTAAGATGGGCCCCCAGGTGATCTCCAGGAAATCCCCATAGCATATGCCCCCACTTTTCCTCCGGCGACTATTACAGCTGCCGCCAAGATGTTATTCGTTGATAGACCAGGTGGCTGGACCGTTCATAGTCGACACCTTTCGATCGAATGTAACGGTTGTTTCTTTAAAGGTCAATTGACCACCGATCTCAACTAATGTTGACCAGCTATAATCCTCGATTTTGTAATCACATGACTCGAAGACCTTATGGTCATCGACCCAACCTTCACCAAGTTTTATCTCTGTCCAACATTTCATTTCCCGACCATTCAAATCAATAATGGCCATTTTGATCCCCACATTCTCAGCGTTTTTGTTAAGAGAGAGAACTTTGGGGATCACGAATGTCAAGATAATACCTAAGATAATTATCATAGCTATTAACTCGACTAATGTAAAACCTTTTTGATTTTGCATGAGTCCTCCCTCTGTTGTTAACTACATTTGAATACAGATTTGTTCCCCACTATTTCGATTGGTAACAAAGATAGATGTTGAACCATCTTCTTTTTGGGTTGTGGGGAAAGTGATGATAAAATCTTTGGACACACTTCGTTTCGGATCTTTTTCGTGGATTTTTGTAATCGGAAGATCGGAAGCGAGACTTATCATCTGATGAACTTTGATGGAACCTTTTTCGGTATTAAAAGGTTCCGGATTACGTTCCAACCCTACCAGAGCTGCGTAGCTACCGATGTTACATTTGGTAATAATCCTTTCACAGAACTCACATTGGTGTGATTGCTCTGTTTTGTTTGTGATAGGAAATCCTCTTACTATTGCACATTGGTTGCAATAATACATCATTTCGGTCCTCCTTCTTTAATAGGTTTAATGTTAAGAACGCAATAGCCAGCAAGCTCTAATTTACTAAGAAATTTGTCAATGTCCCCAACTTGAATTTGTTTCTTTTTCGCATCTGAAACCTTCACAAACTGTATTTCATACTTTTGTTTATCCATTATATAACCTCCGTAAAAGGTAATTGATAGTTAGTTTCTTTCATTTATTTATATATATAGTTAGAACAAATATAATGATATGCCAACTGACTTAAAGCAAATTCTGAGGTCTTAGTCAGTGACCTGTAAAGGAGATAGTAAAATGACATACAAAGATCGTTTCGTTGCAGAAATCAAATCAAATGGTAGCATTCTTCGAGTTAAGGATGATACCGTTTACCTACCATTTCAATCAGAGTATTCCCTATTATTAAAGAATTTGAATACTCGCAGAGCATCCGTTAATGTTGAAATTGACGGACAAGATGTTTTAGATAATATGAGTCTTATTATCGAACCTAATTCAACTACTGAGTTGATGGGATTTTTAAGAGGTACAACAGCTACAAATAAATTCAAGTTTATTCAAAAAACAAAACAGATACAAAAACATCGAGGTGATCGAATTGAAGATGGACTTGTAAGAGTTCAGTTTGCTTTTGAAAAACCAATTGAACACCCTTGGATTGAAAAGACGATTAAAGAGGTTCACCATTATTATAATGCTCCATTTACTTATACTTATCATGGAGGGCAAGCAGATTGGTCGTATAATGATCAAAACACATCAAGAGGAATTTCAAATATTGGAGATGTAACAGCCTATAATTGTACTGTTGATAGTCTTGGTGTTACACCTCAACAAGATGAAGGAATTACAGTTAAAGGATCTGAAATTGATCAATCATTTAGATATGGTTCAATGGGTCAACTGGAAGAAAGTGAAGTTATTATAATTAAACTTTGTGGTTTACAAGGACACGGTGTAAGAGTTAGTGAACCTATTACTGTAAAGACTAAACTTACCTGTTCCAGTTGTGGAACAAAATCAAAATCATCATCTAAGTATTGCTCCAATTGTGGAACTTACTTAGAGTAAACGGTTGCCCGTGCCGGGGCGGGGGCGCAGCAGAACCTGAGGCAGACACATAATAGCTCTGTTTCCCTGCACCCCCATTTTTTCCGTTCTGATCCCGAGAAATTTTTAGAACAAAATATAAATTTATCCGGTATTGCCACTATAACACATTAGAAGGAAAAACAATCATGGAAAAAAATGTAAAAACAACTAAGGTTGAGGTTCATGATCATTATGGAGAGGAATGCTTGTCAGATGGTTTTAATAGAAAAGCTAATTCTGAACGAAGACCACAAGGAGAGGTACACGTTTTTGAAATAGACGAAAATGGAAAAAGAAAACTTGTGGAAAAAAGTAACTTAGTTGTTTACAACGGAAGAGAAATACTTGCTCAAATGTTAGTTAGACAAAATAATTCATCAAGTTTAAATGCTACGAACGCAAAAGATCACTTTTTAAGTTGGTTTGGTTTGGGTAGTGGCGGAGTTTTACCAGCTGACCCATTGGATCCAGTTCCACCAACATTAACAAATACAAGTTTAAGTACCAATGTTATGATAAATGCAACTGATTCATCAAATGCTGATTATCATGTACTAGGAGGAGATTATCCAGATACAGGATATTATAAACATCCATTTGATCAGATTGAATTTGAAAGGGATCCATTAAATGATGATAAATGGTTAACTCTAAAAGTTACAGTTACTATCGGAGTTGATGATGCAAATGGTTCGCAAATAAGTGAGGCAGGATTATTTACTGCTATATCCGATGCCGGAGGTAGTTCAGGTAACTTTTACTTATTTGCACGAGTTACTTTTTCATCAATTGTAAAGACTTCCGATAGACGACTAGTTTTCGTGTGGTACCTTTACGTTTAAAGGATATTTGAAAGATAAGAATAAAAGATTTTTTATTTTAGACCTGGAGAGAAAGGAAAACAGTAAATAGAGATATAAAAAATTTATTTTGGAGGTTATGAAAATGGCTAATGTTTCTCCGGGTGTTTACACCAAAATTATTGACCTATCTGCTTATGTGCAAGCTGTGCCATCCACAATTGGATTTATGTGCGGTTTTACACATAAAGGTAGAGACAACGAAATGCTCTTCTTGGGTTCAAGAGCAGAATTAATTTCAGAATTTGGCGAACCAAATATTACTGATTTCGGAAAGAGTTACGGACAAGGACCATACATAGCATACAATCACTTAGGTGAATCTGGAGCATTGTATTGGATTAGATGTTTACCAGATGATGCACAATATGCTAACTTTAGAATTGACAGTCAATTGGTTGGAGATGGTACTTCACTAACTTCAATTACATATGTTGATAGTCTAAACACAAAAGCTGAAATTACAACAAAACTTGCAGTTGATGGTTTAAAAAATCCAATTGCATTTTTAAGACCAATAGGAAGAGGAGATTATTATAATTCGATCGGAATAAGATTAACGGTTCACTCAAATCCAACTCTGAATGGTATTTATGTTTTAGATGTTTATGAAAAACAATCAGACGATGATGATGTTATTGTTGAATCATTTGAAGTTTCGTTTGATCCAAATGCTGTTGATTCAGCTGGTGATTCAATTTTTATCGGATCTGTGTTAGAAACTTATTCATCTTTCTTGAGAGCGGATATGGAACTAGCGAGTGGAGCTTATACAAGTGGTTATGAACAAGCAGTTAAGGTTTATGACAAAGACATTGGAACAACAGTTGTTGTAAAAACAGAGGGTTCCGCAATAATTACAGATAATAAACAGGATTTCGAAGAATGGCAAGATCTAGCTGCACCTTTACTTTATTCGGTTATTGCAAAAGATGGTCGAGGAAATGAGATCTCTGGATGGTTGGGTGCTTCATCGGGGGTTGATGGTGAGTCATGTGCTGTTTACTCTAGTAACGCAGGTACAACGCAATCTTGGTATTTGGGCGATAGCACATCTTCGGAAGCTTATATAGCTTGGCTAGCTTTTGACACTGACTCATCAATTACATATACAATTAAGAAATCAAATACGAATATTGCTAGTGCATTTTCTTCATCTATACCAGTTCCTCTAAGAAAAGGTTCGGAAGGATCATTATGGAAAGATGATGGAAGTCTTAATACAGAGACTACTGGCCTTTTGGCTGCTGATTCAGCTCCAACTCTACTAGAACAAGGTTATAGCGGTATTCTGTCAAATCCAAATACTGGTAATTATGTTGATGAGGTATTGGATACTGAGAATATTTATTTTTCAATTGTATATGATGCTGGTTATCCATCAGATACTAAGACAGCTATCAGCACACTTTGTACAACTAGACGAGATTGTGTTGCAATTCTTGATAATGGTGATAACGTATCAGTAACTGCTGCGTTATCAAAACGTACAACCAATCATCCTTATAACAATTACTTTGTTTCATTATATGAATCATATAGCAAAGTATCTGACGCATTTACGGGACAGGACATTTGGTTCTCACCAGTATACCATATGTCATACTTGTTACCAAGGAATGATAATATTGCTGAGCTATGGTTTGCAGCAGCAGGTTTCTCAAGAGGTGCAATTGATAATATCAAGGAATTAAGATATAATCCACGTCTTGGACAAAGAGATCAAATGTATCTGAAACAACTAAATCCAATTGTTCAATTCTCAGCGGGTTATGTTGTTTGGGGACAATTGACAGCTCAAGCGAAAGCAAGCGCACTACAAGACTTAAACATTGTAAGACTTGTTCTGTATTGTAAACGAGCTCTTGAACAATTCTGCCGATTCTTTATCTTTGAACAAAATGATCCTATTACATGGGGTGAAGTCGGTGGAGCAATTACCGAGTTTCTAGAGGTTATTAAAAATAAACGAGGTCTTGATGCTTATACTGTTGAAGTCGGTGCAACAGATTATGAAAGAAAAACAAAGACTTTCCATGTTAATATCGTTCTAGAACCTACTAGAGTTGTTGAGAAAATCGAACTCAACTTCTTTATTAAATAATTAGACAAAAAAAGGACTGACTATTGATCATTTAGTCAGTCCTTTTTTCCGTCGTTAATTAATCAAGACGACCGATAGTATCGGAGGTCTCTTGTCGATCTAATTCCAAATCGTCAATCTTTAATAAAGAATTAACAGCATGCTCCAAATAGAATTTTCTGTTTTGAATCAATGGAAAGATATTCACAATATGGACTGCCATTGATGTCCGACCCTCGCTGACCCTTTTGATGAACGAGTCAAACGCTTCTTGTTTATCCCCGCTCCAATATGTATTGAAAGAGAATTTTTTGAACGAATCAACAATTAATCCTATCTCCTCTAAACACATTAAGTAAGCGGCTGCTGATGCAATGGCTTGCTGTTCTTGAAATACTCTATCTGTATGCTGTGCATATACAACTTGCAAATAACCTGTAGTCTTTACTACTGCATTTGTCTTGTTAATTGTTTCTAAAGTAACTAAGTTTGGGTTTTTGAAGATACCCATTCTTTCGCGCATTCCCATATAATCCTCAATAATAAAATCCTCAGGAACAGCGACAAAATCGGTAATGTGAATAGGACTCGACATAGTAACTCCTTTTGTTAGTGGTTAAGGGCTGAATCTTAATCCGACCGGTATATCATTCACAGTTTTAAATTGTGGTCTTTTGTTCATATGGCAACTTTCTTCATTCAACAGTTGTTCTAATAGTTGATTAGATAAAAATCTATAATCTGAAATACGAGATCTACAACATTTACAAAGTTTGTAATGACCCGTAATAATTATTCCAGGATCATCAAGATCATGCTTTGGATTCTTCTCCACACATTCCGGGCACATCTCCATTCGTTTCTTTCTCCTTTAGATATTTGATATATTTTTTCTTTTCTATTGCAGTTGAAGCTGTAACCAGAGCTGTAATCAACCAAACAACAACCTTGAACCAAGCACCTAAAGCACCACAAATTAACATATTAATTCCAAATGTGATTGTTGCAGCAATAAGAACATGCCCATTTTTTGCTGGTTTGGCAGCTGTTTTATCTCGAATCCCTTTTTGAGCAATTGATCCTGCCGATATAAAAAGGAGACCAGATAAAATGGTTAGTAACATATAAAGATTCAATGCCCATTGCTGAGGAAGAATCGAGAGTACAGTTAAAACTACAAAATAAGAATATATAGCATATTGTATCATTGGTCCTCCTAATACCCTAAAGGGCATTTTTTTGGATTTAATTTTAATTTTATTCTAACTTGCTGAAAAGTATCAAATAATTTCCATACAGCAAAAATGGTATGTCTTCCAAA